GTACTCCACACCCACTTCATCCATGTTTCGTATGTATTCCATATCGACCGCAAGGTCATCTATGAACACATCATCCCCCAGCACTGCATACAGCAGGAACCATCCTGGCGCCCTGGGATACGCCTTTGAAGCCGCCATTTGTACAATCGCATGATGTACCAACGCGAGCATAGCCCACGAAGATAATGCGCCCATGGGCTGTCCTACAGAGTACCAGACAGAACTATAACCGAGATTCCAAGATTTCGCAATCTTGGGAAGACGGTATGGCTGTCCGACTAAGAGGTAGGCCCACAGGTTAGCAAGTTCTTCACCCAGCAGCGGTATTAGGAGAGCGACCTGAATCCGGATGGGTATCCGGTCAGTCGCCGCTGATAAATCGTACGAAGCGACCCAGTGTCCCTTGCCTTCGAAACCAGCAATCAGTGACTCAACGGGGCGAGTTTGATTGAAGGTCCCGTCGGTGGGTATCTGGCGCAAACGCGCGAAAATCCATTGATGCAGGGGGGCCATCAATGTCTGAGTGATCAGATTCACCATGGCAACTACTCTGATCTTCCCCGGCTCCCTTAAGAAAGCCAGAGCCCCAAACGCAAGAGGTTTCCTCCAGAAGTGGTCAAGGTACCAGCGCCGGTATAGATACACCGGTTCGCAGGTCCAAGGTAGCAACGGATGAAGACCACACTCTGTGGTGGCCATCCCGGACTGCCAGTTTACCACTGTAGCCAGAGGAGACCCCTTTGCGCACCTCCCTGAGCGAAGATCAGCTCTCATCCCTTCGAATGCCTCGTCCCATTTCTGGAACACGACACCGTCAAAGACCTTGAGTACCTTCCGGAGAGCCCAGGTGAGCTCGACGCCATCCACGAGGTTCAACCATTTAGTTATGGCTGAAAACACCTCTGGATGCGACCCTGCGAGGGCCACATCCCACAGAATCCCCATTACTGAGGTAAAGCCACCCGAGTTCGGGGAGCACTTCTGCATGAATGGAATCTGCTTGGGGTCCAGCTCCCTGTCAGGTCGCAACTTCCATGACTCACCGCTTATCGAGCGGATTTTGTCGTAGAAAGTCGGGACCCACTTCACCCAATCCACCATAAACCCATCGATATCCTTTCCAGGTTCCATGATAGTTTTTAACTTCAGCGGCCCCTTGAACTCTACCACGCGGTAGAGCCCGAAGAGGGTTAGCCAAAGTCTAATCACTGCCACATCCCCCAGGAGGATACGAACGCGGTGTTGTGGATTAATGATCCGTGGAATCCCCGTACGAGTCCTAGAGATAGCTGCACCAAGGGCCCAAGTGCTCGGAGTTACCATCCCACCTGCGGCTTGCTGTAAGCAAACACTGCAGGCTTTCAGGTAGATTGCCAAGCCTCTAGGACCCATTCTCCTGTACAAATGACGGACATTCTGGGCGAAACCCCAGGTAACTTTCACGTTGGAACTTGTTAATTGCCCAAAGACCAGCGGTACGACCCGAAGGATCATAGCCGCTAGTTTTAATTCTGATTTTACACAGAATGACCAAGTTAGATTGTGCGGCACTAGCACTTTATATAAGTGTTTTGTGTTACGCATAACAATTTGAATTTTGTTAAAAGTCCGAAGACTAACTTCTAACCCTTCGGTTTCCGGGACCCACCAGGGCGGGTCCGGCCGCAGGTCGCTTTAGCAAGCTCGTGGTGTTAGTAACCACTTAGGGTTGATTGGGGCAATGTCAAGTACAGAGAAGACCCCCTCCGAAGAGGATTTCCCAGTGATCCCATACGGCCAGAGAGGCTGTTTCTATTGTTATCAGCGTCTAGCTCGACGGGAATCACCGTCTCCGATCATCATTCTGCCAAGAGCCTGTTTCTATTGTTATCAGGATTGACTAGGTTAATCTAACCGGGGTTCCACTAGTATTACTACTAGAAACTCCTCAGTTGACTCTTTCACTCCCCAATGACCCCAACGCAGATAAGGATCCGATGTCGGAGGTTCGCCTTTCGGCTGGCGCGCTGAGACGGTCTCATTACCTGGCTCTAGGTTTTCCCTAGTAGCGAACTGGATTTCCCAGCTCGTGCGACCCCCTAGAACAGCGAACTGTCCTAGGCCATGAGGTCATCACCAAGTGTACTCCGGGTTCACCCCGGAAGCGCATTGCCATGTAGGACTGGTATCACTACCAGGGACCTCTCCACTAGGCCCTCAAGACCGGGTAGGTCCAGAGGTAAACATTTTACTGAAGGTCGCCCCGCAGTCTCCCCGAGTTACCTAGGTGGCTCCGACAGCTTATCTGAGCTGCCGTAGGTAGGACGTACCGCTACATGTTCCACAACAAATTATTGCTCGGATTTAGAACTCCGATCGCCAGGCAACAAGCCTGGTACACAATAAGTGCTTAGGTTCATGTCACACACTAAAATCATCTAAGATTTACAGTGCAGGGTGTTGTTGTCCAATGCTCTCGCACTAGTCCGCTTCACAGCG